GTGGTTTGACGGCAATCATAGGCAAAACTACACGACCGGGCCGAGCCTCGCGCCAACGATCGTCACAAGCGAGGCGCAGCTGTTTCCCGACCGCCGGGCGCGCATCACCGGGGCGCGGCCGCTCCACGACGCGAGCGTGCCTGCCAGCATCGCGGTCGGTGCCCGCGAGACGCTGCGCCAGGGCAGCGTGGTTTTCCAAGGTGCCGTGCCCGAGGACATCCTTGGCAATTGTCCGCAGCGCTGCACCGGGCGCTATGTCCGGTTCCGAATGACGCTCCCGGCTGGATCCGACTTTAACTTTATTCAAGGCGTCGACGTCGCCGCACGGCCCGAGGGGATACGCTGATGGCGACCGCAATGATCACCCGCCCGCCCGTCGCACCACTGGTGCCTGCCGATGTCGGCAATGAGCGCGCGACCAGTGTGCGACATGCCGCGGCGATCAACCAGGCGCTGCGCGGCGGCATCAGTGCGACGATCGGGGTAACGCTGGCCGCCAATCAGAGCCAGTCAACCTTTCAGGACAGCCGGATTGGCCCCTTTACCTTTGTCGGTCTGATGCCGACCACCGCCAATGCTTCAGCAGCGCTGCGCTCGGTCTGGATCACCACGACGCAGGGCGAGGCGACGATCAATCACGCCAACAGCCCTAATTCTGATCAGACTTTCGTCGCGCTGTTGATCGGCTAGGGGCAGACAAAGCTTTCCTGCCAAGCTTTTGGCAATTTGGGATTGGCGCGTCGCATCTCACGAAACGCCTTGACGCCTGCTAGGCATCGCTCCCGGTTCAACGCGGTGTAGGTGTTGCCGCTAAAGACATTCCCTAACGAGCCACCCCACAGCGAATTGGCTGCCGCGTCGGTATGGGCGAAGGTAGGACTGCCACCGCCGGCACCCCCGGGACTTGGCTGAGGTGAACAGAACACAAAATCGGCAAGCGTATTGCCTTGAATTACGCAGTTGGTAAACCACGCCCGGCAAGCGCCGTCGCTGACAAACATATACCACATCCCGATGCCGCCAAAGGACCCCTGGGTGGACGTGCAGTTGGTTATCGTCACGTGATCCCACGACCCGAGCCCTTCGAATCCAACGTCAAAGTTTGGACCAAAAAAGCAATTGTTCACCGTGACCCACGAGGCTGGTGTGAGCCCATCGCTGGATCCATAAAGCAACAACGGGTCATCGGTATGGGCGGTGGGTGGCGTGCCGCTGGTTCCGTTAAACGTGCAGCCGTCTATCAGCACATTTGAGCCAGTGATCTTGCTCGGGGATGGCGTGCTGACATTGTTGGATGTGATGCCCCGCAATGTCACCGCGGGAGTAGTGGTTTTCGCGGTGGTCGTGGTCCCGGCAACCTGAATTGTCAAATCTCCACCGCCGTCCAATACGGTCAGATCCTGCACGACAATCCCAGTGTAATTATTGGTGCCAAACCCCGCAGTGAGGGTTTTGCACGATAGGTGATTGCCAAGCAAGGTGACGTTGGACGTCTGGATCAAGATATCGGCTGGCGCGCCCTGTAGAGAATAGCATCCGGGGGTTTGGATATTCACAACCCCGCTGACCGGACTAATCGGTGCGGGGCTGCCACACGGCCCGGTGACGACTACCGGAGCGCCGCCCATTCGCGCAACAGCCCGCCCGGGAATGAGCAGCGGCGAGAGCGCGCCAACCCGCAACAGAGAGCGTCGTGTCACGCCGATGGACATGCTCGAGGCTACCACATTTGTCGAGGACATCGTCATTGACTTCCCGCCAATCGACGAAATCGCTCGATGCTGGCCGATCATCGAGCCGATCCTAAAACGCGCGACCGATCGGGGAAAAGGCTACGAGCCGATTGATGTTTTGCACCTGGTGATGACGGGGCGCATGTCGTTGATCCTGGTGCGCGAGGGTCGCCGGATTATCGCGGTCGCGGCAACCGAGGTGCGTCAGCTGCCGCGTTGCCGCCTGCTCGACGTCACGTTTTGCGCCGGTAACGGTCTCAAACGCTGGATTGAGCAGCTGATTGAGGTTCTCGACGCGCAGGCCGAGACCGCTGGATGCTCAGACATCATGGTCGGGGGGCGCAAGGGCTGGCTGAAATTCGGTTTTGAGCTCGACGGCGTCATCATGCACCGCCAGGCTAGAGGATAAGTGGGATGAGCTTCGGAAGCAAAGGCTCCAGCCCGAGCGGCAACACCACCACCACCCAGACATCGACGAACCCGACGGCCACTGCGCAGCTGCCGTTTTTGCAGAACCTGTGGAGTAGCGCTGCCGGGCTCGCGGGTGCCCCCGGCGGCACGTTCTCGTCGGACCAGCTCTACAATCTCCAGAATTACGCGGCGAATCAGGGCTGGAACAACCAGGGGGCTGCGGGACAAGTCATGCCCGCCGCGTTGCAGCAATACATCAACCAGGTCAACCAGGGATCACCGGCGGCCGCCCAGGCTGGTCAGCTTACGACCAATGCCGGACAAGCCGTCAACCAGGGACTCGGGTTTAGCCAGGGGTTGGCTGGGGCGGCGGGCAGCGCGCTGGGGCAGGTGGGCGACTGGCAAAATCGGTTTTTGAATGCCGGGCAGCAAGCGAATCAGACGCTGCAAGGCCTTGGCAGTTCAGCAATAGGTGCGCTCACCGGGCTGGCGCCGAGTGCGCTCACGGCAGGCAATCCCGCGGAAGCAGGGCTCTACGCTAATGCCGCCCGGGCGGTCGGCGGGAACCCGGCACTGAGCTCCGGGTTGGCAGGAGTGGCGAGCGGAAAATATATCGACCCGTCGACCAACCCGGCTTACGCCGGGATGATCCAGTCGGCGACTCAGCCGCTCATCAATCAGTACCAGACGGCAGTGGCGCCGCAAGTCGCCTCGCAATTCGAGGGCGCGGGACGCTATGGCTCGGGGGCGCAGACCAATGCTCAGGGACAGGCGCAATACGGGCTCGGGCAGGGGCTCGGCAGAGCCATTTCCGACATCACCAATAATGCCTACAACACCGGGCTCGGCGCCACGGTCAATGCCGGAAACGCCCTGGGGGGTATCTACAATCAGGGTGTGAGCAATGCCACCAGTGCGCTCGCCAACTCGGGTCAGCTGGCCCAGTCCGGGGTCACCAATGCCGGAAACCTGATCAACCAGGGTTACACGACAGGCGGCGGCCTGGCCAATCAAGGGTACGGCCAGCTCAATAATTTCATGGGCAATGCCTCCAGCCAAGGGCTGGGTTACCTCAACGCGGGTATCACCGGTTTGCAGCAGGGGGCCAACGCGGCACAAGCCGGTTACGGCACCGCCAACACCGCGCTGACCGGCGCCGGGAACCTGGCCAACCAGGGCAGCAATGCACTGACCAACACGCTCGGGCAGGCGGCGGGTTTCGCCGGATACCCCGAGCAGCAATTCCAGAACGCTTACAACGCGCCTTGGGCGCCGTATACCAATCTGGCGGGCATCCTCGGCGGTGCGATCGGTGGCACCGGGACGCAGACCACCTCGCAACCCTACTTCAACAACACCGGCGCCAATGTGTTGAGCGGTCTGTCGGGCGGACTCGGCCTCGTCGGCCAAGCCGCGCCGTTGATCGCAAAGTACGGGCCTCTGATTGCTGGTGCTTTCCCTTAAGGAACGATACGAATGGCACTCGACGACTTTAATTTTGCGGCACCCGGCACGACCGGGGGTGCGCAGCAGACCATTCCCGGGGGCGCGCCGAACGCCAGTCTGTGGGACACGCTGGTGGGCGGACTCGGTGCTCTGGGAAGCCTGGGAACCAAGCCCGGAGCCATGCCCGGCACCACCATCGGGCAGCCGGCCGGCGCGGCCCCAATGCCGGGTTCCCCCGTTTCCCCGATGATACCGCAAACTCAGATGCCGCCACCGTCCCGCACCCTTTTCTCGTTACCGCAACCGGCCGCAACCGGTACGGGCAATAGCGGGCTAATGGCGCAATACATGGCGCTACAGCAACTGATGCGAGGCGCCTGACATGGCCGATCCGCCCGATCCCAACGCAGGCGGCATTCTCGGACTGCTCGGGAAGTTTGGCAGCAATCCCGCGGCCCTATACCAGGGCGCGCTAAGCGATCCGGAGACCCAATACCAGATGGCCAATCGCGGCCTTCTGGCAGCGGCTGGCTCGTTTGCCGACTCGGCGATGCCCACCCGTATGCCGACGCCGTTTGGTGCGGTGCTCGGGCATGCCGCGGCGGCGATGGGGACGAGCGGCGACGCGGTCATGGGTGCGCGGCTCCAAGAGGCACAGAGCGAGCAGGCGCGGGCCGCGTCACAATTGCTTCAGGGCAAGGTCGGGCTGATGAAGATGCTGCCCGACGTAGCTAATGCCTACCAGACCGCAGACGGCGGTGGTGGTGGCGGCGTCCCTAGCGCGCCCGCGCCTGGCGCCACAGCAGGCGGTACTACCGGAGGTCGTCCAACCGGCCCGATAGACCCGGCAATGGTTACCTCTACGGCTCTTAACCAAAATGTCGATCCACTCCTGGCTCACACCACGATGGACATTGAGAGCAGCTATGGAACAAACACCGGGAACGAGAAGTCGCCGAGCAACACGGGAGCTTTTCAGCGTGCCCCGGCCGATGGCCCGGGCGGCCAGAACGACACTTACGAAAATCAAGTCAATCTCGGTGTCCAGGACCTGGCAAGGGAGAAAGCCGATCTTGCCGCGCGTCTCGGTCGCGAGCCCACCAACGCCGAGGTTTATCTCGCCCACCAGCAAGGGCCTGATGGGGCGGCAAAACTCATCAACAATCCCGACACTCCTGCCGGGAAATTGGTGCGCCCGGTCAATATCAGCAACAATGGCGGCAAGCAGTTCCTAGATCAGCCCGCCAGCGCCTTTGTGCAGCATTGGCAGCAGGTTTATGCCCAGCGCGAGGCGAAATTTGCGCACCTCGCCGCCCCATCTGGCGGTGGTGCTCCGGGGCCGGGAGCCACCCAAACAACAGCAGCGCCTCCCGGTCTTCTCAACCTGGGGGACCCAAATAGCGCAACCGGCCGGATGAATGCGCCGATCCCTGGCGTCGTCGGTAACGCGGCACCGTCTGGCGGCATGCCTGGGCCACAAGCCGGATCCACAGTCAACGTGGGTGCCTCGACGCTGCCTCCCGGTGCAGCTAGCGCACCCCTGCCACCGCCGTTGCCGCCAGGCGGGCCGCCCCCGCCCGCACCTGCCGGACCCAATCTGATGCCAGGCGGGGCACTAGCCACGCCGCCAGCCCTTGGCGGCCTATTGGGACCCGACGCTGCTGGAATGGCGAACCTGAGAAACATTCCGCCGCCTCCAGCGCCGCCACCTGCACCACCCCCAGGTCCGCTTGTTCAGACGCCGCCGCCCGGGCCATCCATCCCGCCGATTGCGGCACCGCCCCCGCCAGCCGCGCCGCCTTCAGCCGCGGTCGCGCCGCCTCCGATAGCTGGCGTTCAGGGTGCGCCATCACCGGCGAAGATTGCCGCGGCCAAAAAATATGAAATGTATTTGAATGCTCTTGGTTTGCCGGTTCCGGAGGATGTCAAAATAAACGCGGCTTGGAACGAAGAAACCGCAAAGGCGGTGCGCGACGCGCAGATCAAGCTGCATACCACTCCGTTTCGGCCATACGGCGCTGTTCTGAATCCTGACGGCAGCTGGACGGTGGCGCCGGGGCCGCCAATAAAGACAGGTGGTCCGCCCATCCCACCGGGTCAGCCTGGGGCTGGTCAGCCAACCGAGCAATTAATACGTCCGTCGGTCACACCCGGCGTACCCTCGACTTCCGAGAATATCGGCCCCACAGGGGCGAGCCCGCTTGAAACAAAAGCCCAGGAACAGCAAGCCCCATACGTAATTCCCGTCCCCGGCAATCCGACTGGCAAGATCGGCTCAGTGCCGCAGGGCATCGACCCGACCAAGCCGATCCCGTCGCCAGCCAATGCTCTTCCTGGCCGCACCTTTCAGACGACCATTCCGGAACTTGATAAACAACCTCCCACGACTGACATCCCGACCTATGGCAAAGCCCAAGAGATTTGGCTAAAAGACGGTTCCGAGCTGTCCAACGCAGGGGTCACCGCTCAGAGCGCCGAGGCCAACCTCACCGCGATTGCTCGGGCTTATCAGATGGTTCAGTCGGGCCCGTTGGCGATGAAATCGGCTGAGTTCACGGGCCTTCTCGCAGCCCTCGGTCTTAAACCGCCTGAGAGTACAGCTGGTCTCGCGGCTTTGCAGACGGCGTTACACAATAACTATAAGCAGACGCTCTCGACACTCAAAGCGGCCAATAGCAAGTTTACCGGGAACGAGTTCAAGATCAACTCCGATGCCGGAGAGGCAGCGGGCAACCAACCCGAGGCCAATCTTACTCTATTGAGCCAGGATATAGGGCAAGTTAGACAGATACAGGGACTCGCCAGCGACTGGAATGCCGCGCAGCGCATGGTTGGCAGTAACGGCGCACACTGGGTTAATCTGGACGCCTTTAGAACCGCTTGGCGAGAGACGAACCCACTACAGCCGATGATCGACCAGGCGCGGGCGCAATTCCCGCTTATGGGTACCTCTGGGTTTGTACCGCCCGGCGTTCCCGTAGGCTCGACGCGAACAGGACGGACAGCCGGCGGTAAACCGGTATGGCAAGCGCCGGACGGCTCATTCCACACTGGAAACTAAAAATGCCGCAAATCACCCCGGACCAATTCGATGCGGTGCCGTCAGGTCAGGTCACCCCGGATCAATTCGATCCCCCGCCCTATCAGGGCAGCATCCTGCCTTTCAGCCGCGATGCTACCGGCACCAGCTTCGATCCGCTAAACGCTGGCATCACAGGCTCCGCGTGGGACGCATTCAAGCTCCCCGGCGACATCCTTACGGGAAAGCAGCCAACGCCATACACGGGCGGCAATGCTCAGGCCGATCCCGCATTACTGCAGCGTGCCGAAAATCTTGCGACATTTATTAGCCCAATGAGTGCCGCCTCAAGGACGGGTGCGATGGTTCCCGGGGGGTTCTACAGCCGGGAAGTGCCGACCGGGGAACAGCTGAAAGCCGCGACCGATGAGGGGTATGCCGCAGCGCGGGCGAGCGGGGCGACGATTCCAGAAGCGACAGTCAACGCTTATGGCACAGGCTTGCAACAGCATCTGCAGAACACTTTCGGGCTCAATCCTAAGACGGCACCAAAAACCTTCGCCGCCCTCGATGACCTCGCCCCGCAAGGCCGACCGGCTAATTTTACTGATCTCGAGGCCGCGCGCCGCCAGCTGAACGCGATAAAAACATCATCTACCATGGGTGATAGTGATCCGTTCGCAGCGAAGCAAGCGATCCCGCAGCTTGATACTTTAATCGATGCGATGTCACCCGCCGCAGCGACGGCGCGGGCGAACGCGGCTGCCGGATTCCGTGCGAATGCAATCACCGGGGACCTAACTCAGGCTAATACCGGCATTTTGGAGAAGGCCGACACGATTGCACAGCTACGGCAGCGGGTCAAAACATTCACACAGAACGAAGACAACATGAGGGGGTTCAGCCCTGAAGAGCAGGCTGCGCTTGATGCCTTTGTCAAGAGCCCCGGTGGCGCGTTTTCAACCGGCCTGACGAAGATAGGCAATTTGCTAAGTGGTGCGGGCACCGCTGGCGCATTCATTGGCTCTACTCTGGCTGGGCCGTTTGGGGCATCGGTTGGCGCGGCAGGGTTGCCCGCGGCTGGAGGTCTGTTCAAGGGATGGGCGAACCAACGAGCGAGCAGCGCCCTCGACGCCATTGGCGAAATGCTCCGCTCGCATTCACCCTTGGGCGAGCAGTATCTGCAGCAGAATGTGCGGACGCCAGGGCTTCTAAACCGGGCTATCCCGCCACTGTTGGAGTCACAGATATATCAACCGCAACAGCCTCAACCGGCTATAGCCCCGAACGCGCCCGGCCCGCCGCGCCCGACCGGTGAATACTTCCAGCCATACGGCGGTTCCGGGCCGATTCCATTCGGTGCGCGACCACTTCCTCGGGGGTTGCTCGATAACTGGGCCTAGCCGTGGATGAGCCCCCAGGATTGGAGAACCGAAAGAACGGTCACGCCAACGCCAATAAACACGATATAGAACAGTCTCTCGCGTGCTCGAGGGGATAGACCGGTTCGCGGGGGATTAAGCGACTGTCGCCAGGTTCCGTCTCTCATCGCTTGTTCTTCTTCGTCAGCCTGTCGGCGCCTTTCTGCCCAGTGAAATTGTTGGTACGCCCTGGGAGGTTGAGGTCCGGCTTTGATGCTCTCGTTAATGGCGTTGAGGTAATAAACCAAAATGACAATTAGGGCGGTAGTCCAAGTCATGGCCGCCTCGCGGCGCTTGACATTGGTCGATTAGGTGGGGGAAAAGGAAAGGCCCGAGCGGGTTTGAAGCCCGACCCGGGCCTTATTAGGAGCCGTCTGCGGTGACAGTCCGGCCCCTTGCTGAACAGTCCAGGAAGGGCCCTGCTCAGCAGACGAGGAATATAACCTCGTTTCCCGATCGCTTCCCACCGAGTTGTCGCGGCTCTCGAAAAGCCGGGGAGTACCCGCATACCCAAATCCGGGCAACGCTGTGCCCATTGCGACCCGGGCCTCCAGATGGAGGTGGTGACGGACGGTGCGCTCAGAGTCCGAAGGCGCATCGGGGCGAGCCAAAAAAATCGCCCGGCAGACCGCTCTACGGAGCGGAGCGCTGACAAGCGCAGGGGACCCAAGTATGCGGCGAGATCATGTCTCGCTCGGTCCAAAGGACAAGGACCGCTCCTATCTCTGGAGGCAGAAAGGGCGATAGCTTTGTCTGTAGCGATCTTCATTGCTTTAGTTGCTCATCCTTTATGCGTGAGCGAGTAGGCGCCAGAGGACGCCTGCCGTCATGACCATGTTGAACCCGACCATCCAGGTCAGCACGTCAAGGCGGCTTTCGATGCCGTGGAGGCGGTTTTCGTAGCTCGCCAGTGCCATCGGCTTATCTTTCCCGCATCTGGTAAAAGGCGCGCAGCCGTTCGGCGTAGGCTTGCCACAGCGCTTTGGTGTCGGCGTCCTGGTTGCTCCATTCCGGCCGCGGCTCGACCGCGCGCAAATGGTCTTCACGACAGAGCCGCGCAGCCATAAAGCTGGACCAGAGGATTTCGCCGAGCTCGGCGGGGGTGGCGTCTCGAAAGTCGAGGATCATGAGGCATACATTTCATTTCTGCTGAACAATGTCAAGCTAAATGTTGCTTAACGTCAGGGCGGGTCGGCCAGTACGCCATTCTGTCATGCTATCGTGATAAGCTGTGTAATCGGCGCGGTCCCTCGCGCCTCGAGGAAAGGGAAATGACATGCCTTTGGCATTTATCCAGTTTCTGACTGGGCCCGTCGATCCCGGCTATGGGGTGCCAGGGCAACCGCCGCAGCCACCCGGCATGCCGGGTGTGCCGACACATCCGATTTATCTGCCTCCGAGCATTTGGCCGTCGCCGCCTAGGTCACCACGGGAACGGCGCTTCGGACGGCGCAAATGAATGAATGATGCAGCCCCGACCAATGGCGGCCGCCTTCTCTTAAAGCTGCTGTGGCCGGGGCTGGCTCTGTTGGCGGTCATCATGCTGGGCAGCGTTGCCCTGGTTCTCGGGATCGCTTTTATCACCGGCGCGCACGATGTCGGCCGCCTGATCGGCGAGGCGCACGCGATCTCGCGGTTGGTGCTGCTGATCCTGGTCGTGCCGAGTCTGGTGATCCTGACCCTCGATGGCAAGATTGACGGGCCGGTCACGGCCTCGGCGCTGTCGGCTATCGCAGGCTACGTCCTCGGAGGTACGGCGACGGCGAGCAGCCCCTAAACGCTCGTCTCGAGCAACAGCTCGTGTAGCTTGTCATCGCGGGCGAGTGCGGTCAGCACGACAAGCGTAAACCGTCGCCCTTCGGTCGGGTGCTCGAGCCGCCTCATCAGCACCCGCCTGACATCATCGGCGATCCTGTCGTAATCAGGATGCGTCTTCATTGCCATGTCGTGCAGCGCTGCTCCAGACTCATTGCTCGCCGGTCTTGATGATCCCCTCGAGCTCGAGCCAGCACGAATGCAATTCTTTTTTGAGTCGCAAGAGAGGACCAAGATTGGCCTTCCGGAAGGAAGTGTAACGGTCGGGAGGCGCTTCACTATGGTGCATTTGGCTCAGCCGGGTGCGCGCTCGGCTATACCATTCCATGGGATTGCCCGAGGCCTCAAAGGGCACGTAAACGCTAGCCGGGGGAAGGTCAGCTTCGGGGTCGTCGGTTGGCACGATCGCTTCGTCCGGCTCGTAATCCGGCGGGGCCTCGATCGGTGCGGGGTCGAGTTGCGCCACCTCTTCGGGGGCGAGCACCTCGGCAGCGGTCTGCTTGCGCGGCCGCCCGCGGCGGTGGGTTGGCACCGCAGATACCGGTTCCGGCTCAGGTGGCTGCGCCACAGAAGCCTGTTGCCTAAGCCGGCGCTGTAGTTCGACCAGGCTGGGCGGCGAGATCCGGCCGACGAGAGCAGCATCGGCCCGGTAAGCTTCACCCCATCGGTCGCCATCGTAGATCTCGCGCGCGCCTTCGGCGGTGATGACCGAATCAACGGCTGTCCGCAGACGGGCATAGGCGCGCCGAGCGAGGTCCTTGTCTGCCGTCGCAGTCTCTACTGCCGGATTGGCCTTTGTTGCTGTCTGAGGCACGGACGCGGGTCGGGCGACCGCAGCCTCCCCGTCATCATCTTCCGGCGCTATGCCGATGATCGCCGCGCGGGCATAGCGCCGCAGGTAAGTGATAACCGACCCGATCGATTGCGCGTCGAATTTGGCCGGGGCAACATAGAGGGTGCTTTCGTACCATTCGCCCGAAGCGTGCCCGAGGATGGTCGTGACGGCGATATTATCGCCCAGATTCCCCGGTATCTGGATCACGCAAAGCTTGTTGGCGGCGAGCGGCTCGCGCGAGGCTTCGATCACACTCGCCAATGTGGCATATTTTGAGCGGAAATGCGGGTTGGTGCCGTCGCGATCGGCTGCCTCAATCTTTGCCTGTGCTGCGGCCAGTGCGGCGAACAGAGCAGCACAGGTTTCGCTGCGACGGTAAAATAAAGCGATTTCGCCAAATTCCTGGTCAATCATCTGATGGCATCGCTTTTAACGACATGCGAACGGCTCCGGCTTTGTCGCGGGCTAATTTAAAGCGCCCGCGGGTCAGTGTGCCGACGTCCTCGGGCACCAGGTTCTTGATGTTTTCGCGGGTCAGCGCGTGCAGGTCCGCCGCTGGTTTGGTCTCACAAAAGGTACGGATTAGCCGGGCGCACTCCGGCCCCCAGTTGAATTGGCTTTCCATACCCTCCTCCAGCCGGATGGTGCGCAGCTTTGGTGGCGGCGGGACCGGCAACGGCGGCGGCATCGGGGGCTCGCGGTCGGTCTCGACCCAGTGCCAGAACTCCGCGCACTTGGCCAGATAGTCGTGCGTAAAAAACGGGTCGATCTCGGCCTCCGTCAGTTCCCACCGGCTATTGCCGATAAAGCACGAGAGCATCCACCAATCGACGCCTAGGATCGCAGCACAGTGCGTGCCTTGCGCAGTGTAGCGCAGCGTGAGCTGATCGCCGGTTCGTCCAACATGCTTGAAGTCGATATAGGCGGGTTGCCCGGCACCGGTCGTGGTGACGCCGTCTAGATTGGCAGCGACAAACGGATAATCGGGATGCACCGCCAACTGATTGCGCCGAGTGACCTCGCGCCCGGTCTGGCGGGTATACCAGTGGGCATTTAGCGGCTCGGTAAAAGAACCCATCT